CCTTCGGTGGAACCACCATTGGTGATACCGCTCTTACTTACTCTGGCCTTGACGCTCAAAGTGATGCTACCTGGACGGGTGGTGGATCTGTGACTGACGGCGAGATTATTTATATAAAGAGTCGTGCTGGCTTCACTTCTCTTGACGACATTGTCGAACAAGATGCTCGTGTTGTAGCTGGTGTGACTGTTACTAACGGCGTAGACGTATATAATCAAGCTACTCGTACCGCCGGAGATCACGTTTCCGCTGCTACCGTTCTAGGTAATAGTGGTACGGGCCGTAACCTTACGTTGGCTCTGCTAGACCAGGCCATTCGTGAAGTTCGTGTAAATGGTGCTGACCCAGACGTAATTCTGATGGGTTATGACCAGTTTGATCGTCTATCTTCCCTGCTGCAAGCTCAGCAACGGTATCTGGACTGGGGCGAGTTCGTTGTCAAAGTCGGCGACGAGTCTACCCTTCCAGGTTCACACGCTGGCTTCCAAGTGGCTACTTATAGGGGTATCCCAGTTATAGTCGATCCTGATGTTCAGGGTTCGTTTACTTCTGCTGATTCTAACCTTGGTAGCAATGTATATGTCATGGATACTCGGTACTTGGAACTCGCTATTGCTGCTCCTACGCAGTATATCGATAACAGGGACTTCTTCCAGGCTAATGCATTTGTCCTACGTGGACTGTTCTACACCATTGGTGAACTACGGTCTTTGCGTTTGGATGCACATTCCAAGATTACTGACCTGAACGCTTAGTTTAGGTTAGTCACTACCATCTAGTCACGGAGATAAGGGTAATTTCACTACTCTTTCTCCGTGACTATTCTGATACTAATTAATAAATTTTCTTGCTGGAAGTAAGAGGGTAACCTCTGAGGGTGGGATTGGTGGAATCCAGTAAGAGGAGTATATAATGGCTGTTACCTGGACTACGTCCATAATTCATGAAACTGTTTTTGGTAACAAGAGAATTGTTACCGCCGATGTAGAAGCAACTGGCACTAGCACTGTTGTAGCAACGGGCGATGCTTTCGCTCCTTCGGCTTTGGGCCTTAGAGGTTTTGATGTCATTATGATGTCTGCTCAATCAGTCAGTGGAACTGCTACGGCAACTACGGCTGCTGATTTGGGTTATACCTTTACATATGACTATGCTAATGAGAAGATTATCGTCACTCATCTTGGACCTGCTGATTTGGCTGCAGTTGGGCCGAGTCTTGTTGCAACAGGAGTGAACATAACTGGTGCCAAAATAAGGATGATGGCAGTTGGTTATTAGTTTTACAATTTAGTGTGGTTTAGTAGTACGAGTCAGCTCGACTATTGTTTTTGATATACAATGAGAAAGGGTAGTCGAGCTTGGCTACCCTTTTTTATTATCGTGATGGATTATGACTCCAATTTTAGCTGGTGTGGGAGATATTCTTAGAAGAGTCCGTCCTAATATATTGTTAGGAATGATTCTTATTACGGTATTGGGTATGGGAATATCTTGGATTGGTTGGCAAATGGAGATGGAAGGTATTATTAGTGCAGCTGGTGTAGGCAGTATCGTTGCTATTTCTAATTTGGCAGGCAAAATTTTGGAAACTGAAAAAGGTTCAGATGGGAGATAAGGTATGTTTCAGATATTGACTGCTATTAAATTAGGTAGAGCTATTCTTAAACGATTGAAAACGGTTGAAAATCGTGATGAGCTAATAAAAACTATTACTTTAGCTATGGGTGATGGTAAGATTAAACCTACTGAGTGGGCTGTAATTGGTAAACAGTTAGGAGTATTTGATACATCCGAGGGATAAATGAATTTATTAAGTAAATTAATTACTTGGTTCATGGTTCGTAGTGCTAATAATCAGATTGGAAAATTTGATTTTGGAGTAGTTCATTTTGGCTCTCATAAAGCACCTATAGTTGCATATAAGCATCCACATATAGGTGAGCCGAAGCTGTTCTATATGGATGCCCAGACTCTAGATAGATTAGCAGGAAAAGCGAATGACGACATCAGCACTTAGAACTCAAATTGAATTAGAACAGCCTCTACCTAATTTTAGAGGGTTTACGTCAACTACGTCCGATGCTAATGCTTCTACTGTTCTTACTGTATCTTCCATAATGGAAGAAGCAAATAGAATTACTTTTGTAGTTGAATTGGGTGATTTATATATTAATTTTGGTGGAGCCGCTACTAGTGATGGCACTTCTATGCTAATTCCAGCGGGAACTGGTTATACAGAAGAAGATATTAAAATCACAGGTATTATATCTATTTTGAGAGTAGGAGCTACAAATGGTCGTATTCGTGGTTCTATTTGGGGTAGATAGTGCCTGCATTACGTTCTTCGATAGAATTACTTCAGCCTTATAATAAATTTAAATCGTTTACACTAACTACTAGTGATAGTACTGCAGCCACGGTTCTTACTGTTAGTGATTATATGATTGAAGCTAATAAAATTACTATTATTGTTGATCGTGATGATTTATATGTAAATTTTGGTGGTGATGCGACGGGTGATGGAACTTCGATGTTAGTACCCGCAGGTACCGGATATACAGAAGACGGTATTTCATTTAGTGGGGCAATTTCTATTATGCGTGCTAATCCCACTAATGGACGAATTATTGGAGCTATTTGGGGACGTTAGCTCAGATACGTTAGGAGAATACTAATGCCTATTGACCGAGGATTTGAGTATAGATTTTCAGAATATTCATTTAGAACAGTTCGTGAATCTGTAGGGACCCTTTCAAAGTTTATTCCTATTAATAAGACGTTAGCTTCTGCTAATACAGCTGAAGATTTGGTTAATATAGAAAGTCCGACACTACCTGCGTTGAATTTAGTTACTAATCCAAGTATGGAAATTGGAACTCCTCCTACTGGGTGGACTGCTAGTGGTTCAACTATGACTCGCCAAACCACTACGCCTCGTACTGGTACACATAGTATGCGTTGTGTGACTGCTAATGCTGCTGCATATGAAGGTGCCTATTATAGTGTTACCGGATTACCTCGTGGTTGGTATTCTTGTTCTGCTTACGTGCGTCGAGATGGTGGAACGGTAATGGGTAGAGCTACTAGTGATGGTGGAACTATTTTTTCTAATGGTCCTACAGTTACGATGACGGATAACTGGAATGGCAGAGTGACGGTTACACATCAAATAACTACAGATAATGCTACATTATCCTTTTATATAGTTACTAATACTCAACAAAATATTACTTATCTTGTAGATGATGCTCAAATTGAACCTGCTTGGGCATATGTAATGGGGATGTCAGGAACTAATGATCCTAATCCTCCTCAATCTTTAGTTACGACGTTTATAGATCCCCTTATTGAGCGATTCTCTCGTTGGATGGGTACGGATGATGCTTCAGTATCAGTTCGTGAGCCAGGAATGACTGAGATTCATGATATTTATCTGTATTCATTAACTAATGATGCTGTAATTGATTTTAATAGGACTGCTACGAATACAGGTGATGCTGTAGGCTTTGTGCTTAAGGCGGGCGTAGCTAGTGCTATTAATTTACGTCATATTGTTAAGCATAATATTAGTTTTAGGAATAATACAGATGGTCAAACGTGTAATGTAATTGGTTACGTGCGTGGAATCTAGTTTTAGAATTAAACCTAGGTAAGGAATAAAATATAGATATGGGTTTTTTCAACGTTTATACAACGTCTAATTCATATTTGTCAGACTATTTTCAGTATTTAACTGAACAATGGTCTAGCTCCAGTAATATATTTACGGGGGCATGGAATAGAGATACCGGTTCTAATTCCACTATTGAGCGTGTGACTAGTGATGCGGATATGCCTAAAGTAGCATTGGCGGTGCCTGCCAGTGATACGGCTCGTTTACGTTCTCTGTTTCAGTTTCGTGTAACTCCTAGCAAGTTTTCTTATCAAAATAATACATCTATGGTTCGTGGTATATTTGCGGAATGGGAAACTAAGTTCGCTAACGTTGCTAATATTAATAATGCGACGTTTTTCATGGGATTTAGTGATTCTACTAGTGGGTTGCGGACTACTGCTAATGCGTAATCTATTTAAGATTGCAATTACTGAGAATCAAGTGGAATTTTGGATTAACGGTAATCAAGTAGCTACACATATTACTAATTTACCAGATATTATGTCCTATTTTATGATTTATAATGCATCAGAAGCTGGAGGAACATCTACAGTAGATTTAGGTTTTTGTAGAGTGTTTTATCGTGGCTTTGATGATGCTCGCTCATTTTAATGAGGTGATGGATGCCTGCTGAATTTAGACAAATTTATCCAAAGCGTACTTTTGACTTTGGAGATAGTGAAGCTGCTTTAGCTGCGACTAATACATCCACTGGGCCAGCATTTATTGCTCAAGCTTCTAGGAATGCTGTTTCTAATCAAGTAGCCATATTTCGTGGCAGTGACCGTACTACAGCGGCTGATGGCGATAATGCGTATATCAGCTATACCTTAGAAGATTCTGGTGGTACTCAAGCTGAATTTGCTCGTATGGCTTGGATGGCTAATGATGTTACCACTAATACTAAGGATTCTAAGGTAGTTTGGTCTGTTCAGACTGGAAATACCCTTACTGATGTGTGGGAAGTCAGTTCGTCTTCTTCGGGAGCTGTTACTACTAGTTTTGGAACCGGTGAAATTGTCTTACCTGATAATGTTTCCTTACAGTTCGGTAATAGTGGAGCTGACGCTGATATTTCTTCCAATGGAAATAGTATTAGATGGATAGTTCCCAGTAGTGCTGATGTAGTATTGGGACGTACAGGTGCGCCTAATCCTGATACTTTACTGCATCTTTGGCTTGCAACTGCTGGTTCTGTTGCTGCTGCGACTAATACTGTATTAACGTTAGAGAATAGTGGAACAGCCTTAATATCCATCTTAGCTCCCACGCAAGGTGGAATTTTATTTGGAGATGCTGCTGATAATAATGTTGGACAAATTACTTATACGCATAATACTAATTCATTAGGAATTATTGTTGGTGCAGTGAGTCAGTTACTTTGGACAGACGGCATCATGGCTTTTCAAAAAGCTATGACATTATCTTCAACTGCTGCCTTTACTCTTAATGCGACAGGTATTAGTGGTACTGCCATTAAAGATGAAGATAATATGGCTTCTGACTCTGCTACACATTTAGCTTCTCAACAGAGTATTAAGGCGTATGTAACTGCTCAACTAACTACAGAGAATGAATTATCGGAAATGGATGATGTAACTATATCTTCTATTGCTAGTAATGATATTCTTCAGTATAACGGAAGTGCTTGGGTTAATAGAGCTTATGTGGATTTTACTAAAGTAGGGAGTCCAGGTACTCCTGATTTGGAAGAAGGACGGATGTATCTAAAAGAAATTGATGCTAATAATAATGCTCTTATTATTAAAATACAAAAAGCTGGTGCGATTCAAGAGGTAGAGTTAACTTCGCCTAAAGCCGTATGTGCTGAATGTGGACGCACTGATGGTGCGGCAGATCCGACGTATGATTTTGAACGGGGGTTGATGACGGTTAGGTTGTGGTGTGGTCATTCTTTTGAAATGGAACTTCCCGCCTTTAGGAGAGTTGCCTAATGGTTACTTATAGAGCAACTAATCTTATTTCTGGAACATATACTCAAAGAACAGCTTCCGGTTTTTCTGATAATCTACAGCTTAATACTCGTTTTTTTGAGACTGATACTCAAGATTTATGGGCGTGGACGGGCAGTGCTTGGAGTCTAGTCGCATCTAACACTGCGTCTGAGGTTCTGCAGAATAAAACTATTAATAGTCCTGTCATTAATACTGCTCAGATTGGTGATAGTAATGCTATTAATAAATATATTATTGGGGTAGGAGCCATATCTGCTGATAGAACAATTACATTACCATTATTAACGGGGAATGATACATTCACTATGAATGGTTTTGCTGCTACGTTAGAAAGCAAAACGATTGATGCGGATAATAATACGCTTAGTAATATCGCCAATGCGAGTATTAAATCGAATGCTGCCATAGTAGATACTAAACTAGCTACTCTTTCGACTGCTAATAAAGTTAGTGGGTCGGCTGTCCAATTATCTGGAACGTCTGCAATTGAAAATTCTACTGGTTTACGTCTAAAGACCGCTGTTGCTGGAGATGGATTAACTTTATCTGCTCAGGCATTAGCGATAAATGTAGACGATTCTTCTATAGAGACTAGTAGTGGTGATTTGCAGATTAAAGCTTCAGGTGTTACCAATGCTATGTTAGCTGGTAGCATTGCTGTTGCAAAACTTGGTACATCTGAGACTTTATTTTCAATAGCAACTAATCCAACTTTTGCTCTTTATCCTGGTGGGACATTAACGATTGATGGTACGTCTAATGAAGTTACTGTAGCTGGATCTGGTAGTGGTGGAAACATAACCATTACGATAGGATTGCCAAATGATGTCACTATTACTGGCGATTTAACGGTGAATGGAGATACTACTACAGTTAACACAGCTACTCTTAGTGTTGAAGACCCTTTAATTGCATTAGCGACGGGCAATACTGCTAATTCAGTTGATACTGGATTCTATTCTCGATATAGAACTGCCTCTACTGACCTTTATACGGGTCTTTTTTGGGATGCTACTGATTCTAAGTATAAATTATTTCATGGGAATCAAGCTGCTCCCACCACTACGGTAGATACAGATGGAACTGGTTATACAGCTAGTACTTTAGTGGTAGGAAGTCTAGAAGGCACTCTTACTACTGCTGCTCAAGGTAATATAACGTCTGTTGGCACCATAGCTTCGTTGATAACGAGTGGTGTATTGACTGCTGGAGGAGTAGTCTCGATTACTGATGGCTCAAATTCGGCACCAGCACTAACGAATACTGGGGATACCAATACGGGAGTATATTTTAGTGCAGCTGATACAGTAGATATCACAGTTGGTGGAACTAGGACGGCTACTATTACGGCGGGAATTCTTGATTTACGAAATGGTGGAACGGCCTCACAGGTTCGTTTATATTGTGAGTCCAGTAATGCTCATTTTGTATCTTTACAGTCTGCACCACACTCTAGCTATTCCGGTGATGCTACGTTAACAATGCCTGCTTCCACTGATACTTTGGTGGGACGAGCAACTACGGATACGTTAACTAATAAAACTCTTACGGCTCCTACTATTAATGGTGGAACGGCTATTGAATTAACCGTATTAAGTGTTAGAGATAATAGTGCAGCGTATGATTTAGAATTTCAGTCAGCTACTACTGGATTAAATGCTGATAGAATTGTAATTTTTGATGTAAATAATGCTAATCGTACCGTTTCTCTTGCTGGAAACGTTACTACAGCCCATAATTTCATTACGGCTGGTGCATATGCCCTCACATTAACTACTGGTGCCACTACTAATGTAACACTTCCGGCTAGTGGCACCTTGGCTACGTTAGCTGGTACTGAAATTCTGTCTAATAAGACGTTAGTTACTCCGCAAATTGATGATTCTAATGCTTCCCATCAATATATTTTTGGTGTTGCGAACCTTACTGCGGATAGAACTGTTAGTTTACCGTTATTAACAGGTAATGATACCTTCACTTTTAATGATTTTGCAGCTACTTTAACCAATAAAACAATGAGTGGGTCAAGCAATACCTTCTCTAATCTTCCTACTTCGGCCCTTACTGGGACTGCTTTTGCGGTTACTGATGGTTCTACAGCTTCAAATATAGCAACTGGTGGCACATTAACCTTTTCTGCTACCGCAAATGAGACTACTGTAGCTCAATCTGGTGGTACGGTGACTATAGGTTTACCTAATAACGTCATTATTGCTGGTACTTTAACGGTTAATGGGACCACTACCACAGTAAATTCCACTACCGTCACAGTAGATGACCCTGTATTCACTATTGGTGGTGATACTGCTCCTGGTTCGGCTGATACTAAAGATCGGGGAGTAGAATTTAGGTATTTTCTGACTGGAGATCAAGCTAGAGTTGGTTTCTTTGGCTTTGATAACAGTGCTCAAGCCTTTACTGGCTTCACGGCAGCTACTAATAGCTCGGAAGCGTTCTCAGGAACTGTAATGAATGCGGTTTTTGGTAATATTACCGCTGCTACCCAGTCAGCTAACAATAGTTCTACATATGTAGCTACAACGGCTTATGTACAGGCTGAATTGACGGCATATGCTGCTGATTCAGTAACATTTACCAATAAAGCTATCTCTGGAGAGCAAATTACCTCTGGTACAGTGGCTGATGCTAGGGTTGCAGCCACATTATCTAGGATAACAGGCACCGAAACACTTACAAATAAGACATTAACTGCTCCTAAACTTGTAAGTGGTGGATTTATAGCCGATGCAAATGGCAATGAACAGGTTATTTTCACTACTACAAGCAGTGCTGTTAATGAAATAGCGATTACTAACGCTGCTACAGGCAATGCTCCGCTAATTAAAGCTAGTGGAGAGACTAATGTAGGTCTGATTATCTCTGGAAAAGGTACTAGTGGCGTTACACTTACGAATTCAACTGCCAATGGAGCGTATTTAGAGTTCGATACTAAGGCTGCACCGGCAGATCCGGCTGCAGAAGTAGCTAGAATGTACTTAAAACAAGTAGATGCAAATAATAATGCTATAGCTATAAAGATTCAGAAGGCGGGAGCCATAGTTGAAGTAGAAATCACGTCGCCAAGAGCAGTTTGTGCTCAGTGTGGTAGTAGAGATGGTGCAAAAGATCCTCTATATGACTTTGAAAGAGGTGTTATGGTATTAGATTTGTGGTGTGGGCATTCTTTTGAAGTACCTATGCAATGGAGTCCTGTAAATGGCAATTAACTATTATGCTGGCAATAAATTTACTGGTATAGCATCAGATACTAAGCCTACTTCTAATATAATAGATGGTAGTACATTCTTTGTAACTGATACTGAAGATTTATTCATGTATGACCTGGGTACTACGTCGTGGAAGGTTATAGCTGGTAATGCGATTGCAGAGACTTTTAGCAATAAAACTTTTGGTGACCACGTAACGATTGCGGAGATTTCGGCTCCAGGTACACCTGCTGGAGGGTATGGAGCTTTATATATTAAGTCTAGTGATAGTAAAATCTATTTTAAAAATGATGGTGGGTCAGAATTTAATCTAACTGAAGGGCAATCTGAAGGTGGTGAAGCTAATCAGAA